CGGCCCGATCAACTGCCGCGTGGTCTGCGAGTCGCTGACGAACGTGTTGCACCAGATCATCCTCCCGAAACTGCAATGGTGGCAATGGACGGGCATCGACGAGCCGGGCGGCAAGCGCGGCCACTATGGCTGGATCCCGCGCGACTGCCTGATCGGCGGCTCGTGGGATAAGAGTTGGAGCGAGAAGCAGCGGACGCTCAGGCTCTACTACCGCGACCCCGACGACGAGACGCGCGTCATCGGCGAGTCGAAGATCAATTTCATGAGCCACGACCAGGACCCGACGGACTTTGCATCCGGCGACTACCACATGGTTCTGCACGACGAGCCGCCCCGCCACGCGATCTGGACGGAGAACGAGGCGCGGACGATGCGCGTCCGCGGCCGGATGTTCCTCGCGATGACGTGGCCGGACGACCCCGCGATCGCCGTCGACTGGTTGTTCGACGAGGTCTACGAGCCCGCCACGCGCTCGAACAAGGACCCGAACATCGACTGGATCAACCTCTACACCACGGACAATCCGAATCTCGACCAGGAAGCCATCGCGATGCAGATGGAGAAATGGGACACGGAGACGGCGAAGGTCCGGATCTACGGCCAGCCGATCCGCTTCTCGAACCGGGTGCATGCGTTGTTCACGGACCAGACACAGACGTGGTGCTTCAACTGCGGGCGCACGGTGGTCGCGGTCGACGGCAAATGCACGCTCTGTGAATCGTCGACGCTCGCGGAATTCAACCATGTCCGCGAGTTCGAGGCCGAGCCGAACTGGCCCACCATCTGGCTGCTCGACCCACACCCACGCAAGCCGCACATGTACTCCTGGTGGATGATCAGCCCCCAGGACGACCTGTGGTGCATTGCGGAGGGTGAGTGCGACGGCGACCCAACCGACGTCGCCGTGGATGTCGCAGAGATGGAGTCTCGGCTCGGCCTCCACGTTACCTATCGGTTCATCGACCCGAACATGGGCCGGTCGCCGTGCGGGTCGAAGCGCGGGGTGACGTGGCAGGACGAGTTCAGCGCGGCGGGCCTGTACTGCGACGAGGCCGACGACTCGATGGACCCGGGCCTGAAGCGCATCGACACTCTTCTCAAGCCCGACCGCGCCACGCTTGCGCCACGGATACACATCCATCCCCGCTGCCGTAATTCGATCATACAACTCAAGCGGTACGTGTGGGACGACCACAAGAAGTCCCTTGAGAAGCCGCAGAAGCAGAAGCCCAAGGACAAGAACAACGACTTCCCGACGCTGCTCAGGTATCTGGCCAACACAGAGCCGAGATTTGATTGGGCCTCTCAGGGCGCGCGGGTGATACGCAGGATGGAGGGTAAAAATGCGCGGGCTCGTTAGCGGGATGTTCCTGATTATTTCGGCCGCGGTGTTAATGGCGTTTGCGACGAGGGTCGAGAGCTATCACATGCCGAGCTTCGAGCTTGGCGCCGCTGCCGGGTGGCTCAACCAGGACGACGGCCGTCAGTTCCCGCTCAAGGGGACGATGACGATCAACAAGTTCGGCCAAAATCAAGACAGCGACACGACGGAAGACTCCGTATCCGACGTGAGCGATTTCGGCGGCCCGATCCGGTGCTTCACCGTTCCGGGGTCCACGGCTGCGGCGCTGTACCTGTCGAGCGACGATGAGAACGACGGCTCGGACAACGACGGAATCTCTATCACGGTGGAGTACATCAACGGCAGTTACGAGTCGAAGTCTGTCGACGTTGCGTTGGGTGCGGCGTCGGCGAGCGGCACGGTGTTCGTCCAGATCGGGTCCGAGACGATTTTCTGGATCAATCGGATGTACCCGACATCGACGGCCTCGTCTGGGAACATCTACGCGGGCACCGCATCGGCCGACGACGACACGGACGGCATTCCGCAGACGCCCCTTACCATGCTCGTGTCCGTTATCGACCTGAACGAGCAGCAGACCATGAGCGCGTGCTACATGGTCCCGGCCGACTACGACGCCTTCCTCTACAACTTCACGGTCAGCAACGTGGACGTTCCGGCCAACGCAGACGCCACGTTCAGACTGAGGCAGTCCGTCGAGTTCGGTGCCGTCCGAACGGTGGAGCCCGTTCACATCGCAGAAACCGTAACCGAACCCATCGGACACGTCTTGCCGATTCACTTCACGGAGAAGACCGCGATCGAACTGACGAACATGTCATCAGCGAATGATGCAACGGTCACGGGCACGTTCGACCTGTTGCTCATCAAGGGCGGTAGCTGACATGCCGCGCAAATTCGGCGGAATGTTCGAGGGCTCGGGCAAGTTCCCGTACAAGTCCGCGGTCGCCACGCTTTCCGGCACGAGCTGGGTCACGCTGGTAAGCGCCCCGCCCGATGCCGTCTCCTATCACATCACGCGCGTGTTCGGCCAGAACACGGTGGCCGGGGATCGCGTGTTGAGCCTCGCGTGGAACCGGGACGGCACTCGCACGGTCGTGTGGAAATCCGAGAGCACGGCCCAGAACGCCTGTTTCACGCAGTCGTCCGAGAATAACGAGGTGGTCGACCTCAACATAACCCTCGGCGATACGGACGAATCCCTCGACATACAATTGGACAACACCGGCACGGACCGGATCGTTGCGTCCTACGAGGTCCGGGAGGAGAACTGATGGGAATGGCGAGCGTGTGCGACGGGTGCGGCGCGGTTGCACAGGACATGGAGCCTGTCGGCGTCATAGGCAAGCTCGACTACTGCGCAAAGTGCGCGGTGGAAGCCAAGACGTTCGTTGCGAAGCGAAACGCTTTGCACGAGGAGGTAGTCGCACAGTGGGAGGGAGGGTTGGAAGCGTTGAAGAGTGAAGTGTTCTCCCGTCTGCCGAACATGCGACTGCCCGATGCTTAATACACCGAAGCGTGGCGGATTCTGCTCTGTTTGTGACACCGCTGTCCACACCAACGAGGGGCCCGTGCCCGGCGCCGTGCGCGCGCGCGTGGTGCTCCTGTCCGGCAAGTATTCGGACTACGAGATGTGCGGGGAATGCGACATGACCCCTGCCAACGTCGTGTGGACGCACCGACGGAATATCCTCGCCGTAAAGCACGAGGTCGAACGGGTCCACGAGAGCGTGAGGACCGACAAGCCTCGCACGGAGGCCCAACTGGCAAACCTGCGCGACAAGCTCGCCAGGTATGCAACCGATCTCCCGGTGGGCGTGCTGTCGGTATCCCCCCCGCCCACCGATTTCATGATGATGGAGAGGCCCGATGGCTAAGCGAAAGACGACCCCGCGGAAGGCGAAGCCCGCAAGCGGCGAAGAGATGCGGACGGAGCGCCTGCGCGGCTCCCTCCCCGGCCTCGACAAAAAGGACATCGTCCGGCGCGTGAAGGAGTTCGCCGAGCAGGACGAGGCGTCTCGCTCCGAGGATCGCGAGCTCCGGCTCCAGCGCTACGCGAAGTTCCGCATGTGGGTTTCCGGCGAGACGGACTTCCCGTGGGAGGGCAGCTCGAATATCGGTCTGCCGATGCTGATGACCGACGTGCTCGCGCTGGAAGACAGCCTGCACAACGCGGTGATGAGCAACCGCCCGCTGACGAGCGCCCGTGCGCTGCTCAAGGGCGACGAGGACAAGCAGGACGACGTCGACGATTTGCTCGACACCCAGGTGTTCATCGAGCAGGACGGCGAGGAGTCTGTCGGAGAGGCGGCGAGCTGTTTCGTGCTGGACGGCGTGTTCACCGCGTTTACCCCGTGGGTTCGCGAGAACCGCAAGATGGCGATCTACCGGAACTTCAAGGGCTTCGGCGACGACATCCCGGCGGTCCACTTCAAGCGGATCATCGAGCAGGAGTTCCCCGACCACCCGGCCGTCCCGATGGACGACGAGCAGTGGGACTGGAAGGTGACGGACCCCGATGCGGCCGACCCGCGTCACAAGGATTTCGAGGTCAAGTTCTACACGTCGAAGGACACGGGCGAGATCGAGATGGTCACGGACCGCGTCACGCGCGTGTACGACGGCCCGAAGATCATCATCAAGGACTACGAAGAGGTGCTGACCCCGCCGAGGTCGGCCAACGTGCAGGCCCCGGGCCCGAAGAACCCCGGCGGAGCAGCACACGTCATCCTCATCGACTACCCGACCGTGGACGAGATCGAGCGGCTGAAGCAATCCGGCTTCTACGACCTCGTCACGGAGAAGGACATCAAGGCGATCCGCGGGATGGCGGATTCGCACGCCTACCGCCACGAGGAGGCGAAGCAGCAGAAGGACGTCATGCAGGGCGAGACGAACGCGAGGAAGCCCGACGACGACTCGCATGCCAAGCTGACGCGCTATCTCTGCTTCGACCTGTATGACATCGACGGCGACGGCGTGAACACCGACATGATGTGGTGGGTGCTGGCCGAGACGGACACGCTGCTGAAGGCCAAGAAGATGACGGAGATGTATCCGGCCGACCCGCCGCGCCGTCCGCTCGCGGAAGCCTGCATGATCCCCGTCAAGGGCCGCCGCGAGGGCATCGGCCTCCTCGAGATGATGGAGTCGATGCACGACCTCAAGAAAGAACTGCTCGACCGGACAGTGGACGCCGGGACGATTGGCAACCTTCCGTTCTTCTTCTACCGCGCGACATCGAACATCAAGCCCGAGGTGATGCGGCTGGGCCCCGGAGACGGGTTCCCGGTGAGCGACGTTCAGCGAGACATCTCGTTCCCCAGCATCGGCTCCGGCAACGCGACGAGCTACGGGCTGAACATGATGTCGGTGGCCGACCAGATGGCCGAGAAGCTGACGGTCCGGGGCGATCTCCAGCTCGGCCGCGTCCCGGTCGGCCGCTCCTCGGCGCTGCGCACGAGCGGCAACATGCAGTCGCTCTTGCAGGCGGGCGAGGCGCGTCCGGAGCGCATTCTCCGGCGCTTCCTGAAGGGCTGGATCGAAATCTTCAAGCAGATCCACGAGATGGACCGCGAGTTCCTGCCGGACGAGAAGGAGTTCCGAATCATCGGCATTCGCGACCCGAACGACGACCCGTACCGCAAGATTCTGGCGAAGGACATGCGTGGCCGGTTCGACTTCGACTTCTCGATCAACGTCCTGAACGCGAACAAGCTCGCGCAGCAGGAGGGCTTCGAGAAGGCGATGCCGGCGCTGTTCAACCCGGTCGCGCTCCAGACGGGCATCGTGACGCCGGATTCGTTCTACCGTCTCCTGCGCGACTATCTGAAGTCGCTGGGATTCGGGAACGGCCAGTACATCAACCCGCCGAGCCCGGAGGCGATGAAGCCGCCGATTCTCGCCGAGGAGGCGATCACGAGCATCACGTTCCGCGAGGAGATGCCGGAGGGCCTGCCGCTCGAAGGGGCTAAGCAGCACCTCGCGAAGCTGAAGCAGTTCACGGAGTTGCCCGAGTTCGGGCTTCTCGACACGCCGAACAAGGTGGCGCTGTTCCGGTCGTACCTGATGACAGTGGGCGCACGCGCGCGCACGGAGCAACTTGCGGCGGCAGCGGCTCAGCAGGGTCCGGGCGGTCCGGGGGGAGGCCCGGGGCCGGGCGGGCCGCTGCCTTCGCTGGGGCAACCCCCCGTTAACGAAGGCGAATTGCTCGACGAGACGTTGCCCGGCGCGGGTGGCGGTGCCAATCCGAACGGAGGGATGCAGTAGTGGCCTACGAGCGCAAGCAGTTCCAGAAGGCCGTCGAGCGCGAGGCGCAAGAGAAGGCCCGGAAGCGTGCGCCCGAGCTCCGGCTCGCCGCGCAGTCCACCGTCCCGCTCGACATGCTGACGCACAGTGAGGAGTGGGACTACCTCCTGTCGATCCTTCAAGATCAGGTTGACACGCTCGCGGCTGCGATCGAGTCCTTGCAGTCCGCGTCGATTGCCGACCCGTCGTTCGAGCACGCCGCGATGGCCCAGCGCAAGGCCGCCATTCTCCAGGCCGCCGCGCAGAAGGCCACGCTGGAGCAGGTGATGGCGCTTCCCGGGGAGCTTCTGAAGAAGGGAAAGGATGCGAAATTCGCCCTCGGCAGCCTCATCGACGAGTAGGCTCTGCTGCCCCTCGTGCGGGAGATTTCTCGTGGAATATCGCAGGGTTGAGCTTGTATACCTGTCCCTGCCATGCCGCTCGTGCAAGGCGATTGTCGTGCTGGACGGACAGCAGGTGGTATTTACCGAGCGAAGAAGGGGGTTGACAAAAGCTGCGGGCTGAGGTTTTGGTGCGCGGTACAGAATTGGTTTGAGCCATAGAGAACCCGTCCAGGGTTCCAGAGGGCTGTCGGATTTTCCGGCGGCCCTTTTTGCGTTTGGGGAGAGATGGTGGAAAACGAAGGCGAGCAGAAGGGCGAAGAGGGCCGCACGACGGTCGAAGTCGAGGCTGCGGAGCTCGATGAGCTCAAGCAGCAAGTCGCATCCATGGCAACCCAGCTTCAGGGCGTCCAGTTGGAGAACGCCCGGCTTGAGGAGCGCGCGAAGGCGCCCGCCGGGCAGGCCCCGGCGGAGCAGTCCCCGCCCACGCGCGAGCAGATGCAGACGTGGGTGGACGAGGGTCAGATCACCCAAGCGCAGATGGACGGCGAACTCGCCCGGCAGGATCGCGTGGCGATGAAAGCCGAGATGAAAGCCGAGGTGACGGCCAGCGTCGACGAGAAGCGGCAGGCCGACACGATCCAAGAGGAGTTCAACGCCTACGTCGAAGCGTTCCCCGCGGTGAATGTCGACGGATCCCCGGAGCAGAAGCGCGTGTACGACGAGATCGCCGCGCTCAAGAAGCTGGGTCTCGCGCACGATCTCCGCACCGAAGTTCTCGCGATGCGCCGCGTCCACGGCGACCTCGACCGCGTTCAGGAGACGACCCGTCTGCGCCGCGAGGTTCACGAAGAGACGCAGGGCGCGGGTGCCGGCGGCGACGACGCCGCGGCGGCTGCGACCGAGACGTGGGCGACGGGTCTGACGGAGGCCCAGATCAAGACGTTCCGTCACCAGCTCAGCGTCAACGCCTACAAGGGCGAGGACGACCCGATGTTCCAGCGCGTCTGTACCCGGGCGCGCACGCAGAACAAGGAGAAGCGCGCCGCATGAGCGAGCCCCTTCTCTACCTCCCGAACTCTGTGAAGCCTTCCGGTGGCTGGCAGGAGAAGCAGAAGCCTAGGCCGACCCCGCGACCGCGAGTCGTGGAGTCCCCGGGCCGCAACTACGGGCAGGCCGCAGGCTCCCACATCAGCGATCTCGGCGAGCAGGAAAAGGCCATCTGGCTCTGCTTCAAGTGCAAGCACCGGTTCGACCACAAACGGGCTCACTACTTCTACGAGAAGAACCTACGGGTGCGAGGCTCTTGCGATGCGTGCAAGACGTTCGACGTGGAAGCCCACCTATTCATCCATGAATCAACACTGACGGACCCGGGCGGCAGGAGTCGGCACGGTCAAGTCTGGACACCTCGCTAGGAGGAAGCAATGGAGTACGCATACTCACTCAGCGCCAAGGCCCCGTTGGTCAAGAAGTATCGGATCGACACGGGTACTAGCGTGATCGCGGGCGTTCCGATGGTCGCCAACAGCCTCACGGACGACGACGACGGCATCGCGGTCTGCACGACCACCGCCGCAATCGCCTGTGTCGGGTTCTCGCTCGACGCGGCGAGCTCCACGTCGGCGCAGGTCGCCGCGGGCGGCGGCATGAACAGCGACGGCATCAACGCTGGGTACATCTCCGTCATCGTCAATCCCGATGCCGTGGTGCGCGCGAAGCTGACCGAGGGGGCCACCGAGGACACGGCGCTCACGGAGATTTCCCAGGACTCAGCGAACTCCGCGGGCACCACCGTCGGCGGCGGCAGCCCCACGGTGACGGACGAGTTCACGGTCTGGGGCTACACGGGCGCGAACGCCGGTCACGTCCGGCGCGCGACGGCGGCGAGCACGGTCGTGAACGCCTTCCCCTACGGCATCGCCGCGAACGACACGTTCCTCGAGGCTGGCATCAACATCGGCGCGAGGGATCACTTCCCGCAGTTGTCCACGCTGCTGACGCAGTACAACGCGAACGCCGCGGCCGACGCGGACAACGACAACTTCATCGTCGTCGATTACGACCTTCGGGCCAAGACCGAGGACGGTGACGTCAACAGCTACGCCTACATGGTCGCCGCGCACCACGCGTTCTCTGGCTGCCACACGGCCGGCACCTGATAGAGAACCTCTGAGGAGGAGGAATTATCATGGCAACTCCGCACGTCTCAACCAACTT